GGTGCTGGTACATTGACTATAACTTTACCATAGATGTCCTCATCATTCATTCCTATCTTAAAAGGAGTCTTAGAATGTTTAGGTGTAGCAGTAAAGAAGTAGCAACGATTAGCATACATTGAATGATACTCTGTAGCCTCAACAAAGTTCTTCTGAACACTGTTATGTGCTTCATCAAAGTATATTGTATCAACATCAATATCTGCCTCTTGTACTCTACGAAGAGAATGATATGTTGTGAATATTAATAGATTTTCTGTACTATTGTTAACTGAATATGTTATTTCATCTGCTTTAGTTGTGCTGTAATGATGTGTCTCTCCTGAGTGAACATGAAGTACATCTACATTATCAATTAGTTCTAAGAAATCTTCACATAATTGCTGTGCTAATAGTATGCGAGGTGCAACAACTACAACAGTCTTAGGTAGACTGCTCTCTGTAAATTGTTTCTTTGTATCCTCAATCATACACATTGTTTTACCACCACCAGTGGGAACAATGATTTGGCCCTTAGATTGTAACTGCATTACATCTAAAGCATTTTGTTGATGTAATCGTAGTTTAATCATCAATTAGTAATAACTAAGTAGATTATACCATAAAAGGTATAATAACGCCATACAGACGTTTATATGTACACTATAGGGACACTTTAGTCGTCACCCCTTATTGTTTCTTTCTTCTCTCTAATTCTTTTCTGGTTATTGGGTTCTTTAATTCACTCTCTTTCTTCTTACCTAGATTCTTTAATCTAATGTCACGCAAAGCCTTCTCACCTTTATTTAAAACTGCCTTGCGTTCTTTAGTGGAAAGACCAGTTGATTTAACTGGTTTGTACTTAGGATCAACTGTTTTCTTTGCTTTCTTTGATAACAATTCGGATGCTGTTTTAGTTTTAACACCAGATTTTGCTGCTCTTCTTTCCATCGCTGCCTTGCGTTGTGCCTCTCTAGGAGATAAGGCAGCACTACCTCTTGCTTGTGTTGGTTGCTGTTCTCTTGTAGATTTAGGACGTTGTGTTCCTATATCTTTTCTAGGTTTGTAATTTGCTGCTGGTGCAGTTTTACCTCCACCAACTACTTTAACTCTTCTTTTCTCTGGTTCTGATTTCTTTCTGTCAGCACCTACTCTACCACCTTGACCCTGTTTACGGATCTGAGAAGAACCCATGACATCTTTATCATAGACTTCGGTAATAAATTGCTGAAATGTTTTCATCAGAAAATATTTTTTAATTATTTAGTCTCTTCTTTCTTCGGGCCACCTTTACTAACTAAATCGTTCTCATAGAAATACTTTACTCTTTCTCTTCTTAATTGTTTTAGATCATTAAATTGTGCTTGTTGCTCTGGAGTAAACAAAAAGTTTTGCTCTCTCCACACCTCACGCAATTCATTAATCTGTTTGATAACGTCAGCAGGTCTCATTTAATTTAATTGTAATTATATAATAATAACACTTTACTCGTCACCCCTTGTTAATAATCTGGTATTCTACCCTCTTGTGACTTATACATTCCAACAGATTGAGTTGCTATCTTTTCATCTTGATTCACCTCATCATACTGAGAGTAATGTAATATCTCTCTAGTTCTTCTATGTTTAACATACTCTAATTCATGCCAACATTCTATGTTACATAACAATAATGTATGAATCATCTTATGTCTCATTGGTTTACCACTTGTATAAACACATACTTTTTTTGGTTTAATACCAGTTTCTATAGTGATATACTGTGATACAGGATTCCATCCGTCCTTCACTCTTTTTTCATTGTCTACTGGGTCACCTTTAAAATAAACCCATCCCTCTTCCCAGTCGCCATTTGGCCTTTTCCAAATAACATAATCGTCTACTTCAGGTTCATACATTATGCAGAAGGAAATCGTGGATCATCGACTGAAACTGCTTTTAGTTTATTGGGATTGTAACCTTCTCTAATAAAATCATTCAACATTTCATCACATTGATTTCTAGTTAAATTATTTGCATAATCTTCAATAAGATTCCAACCATTAGTATTAAAAGTCAGTATCTTGTATAATTTTCCTTCAGTCATAGTATTCAAGTAGCAACAATGTATGTAGTAAAATACCCTAACAGTCTAACTGCTAGGGTGTGATTTGTCAAATAAATTCAGCAAGATAATAATCAACCGTAATCTCTAATCTTGCAGCCTCTCTTTCACAATTTTCGATAAATTCTTCAATCATTTCATCAGTTTTATTGATGAAGTGTTCTTCACTTGGCATTGGAATCCTCCTTACAGGTACATGCTTTGGAAATGTTTCTAAGTTTAAGATATAAGTTAGAAGAAAACTCAGTTTCTTCTTCATTCATAAACTCAGTATTGTGGATTTTAAATATATCCACAATATATTTAATTTCTTCTTTATTTAAGTCAATTAACATATCAAATTAATAATAGCCTAGGGGATGTTAGTTCTTTCAGTGGGGGCGACCCACGAGGCACATCCATCTCCTCGAAATAGTGTGTGAGGGAACGGGGCCATGCTCAAGGTTTCACCTTGCAGCCCAAATTTACCTACTGGGAATCGCTTACACCTGAACCCTACTTGATTCAATGATTTCCCTTATCCTTTCGGAGATAGTATGGACTCTCACCATACCCATTGATCGTTTTCGGCAGTAGAACCGCTTATCCCTCACACCTTAAGGACACTTTAGTCGTCACCCCTTTGTATCAACCACCATCCATTTCACATCCAATGCGACTGCCAAGAACTGCACCCAATGGAATTGCCCACCATCGGCCATCTCCTCTTGAAATAGCAGCACCTACTCCTCCACCTACTAGACCACCTGCAATCTTACCATCAGTGCAATCATTGTTATCAAACTGTATTGTGGTCTTGCGTGTGTATCCACCTCTTCTTAAAGACTCTGAACTATTTTGACATGGAACTTCGATAGTTTCATGGAATGATTGTACATATCCAGGATTATCTGCATTTCCAGGAATATATTCCTCTCTATATTCTGTCTTAAAACAATTACGACTGGTAGAATATCCTTGTTGATATTCACCAGCAAGTGCTGAAACAGGAGTCAATGCTATCAAAGAAGCAAGTAAAATTTTCATTTTATTTTTATCTATAATCTTATCTTATCATGAGATGTTGATTCACGCAACAGTCTGTGATAATTCTCTAAGTGCCACCATTTTAGTAAAAAGACCTTCCATATTGTAATACAACTGAAAATTCTCTGTGGTGACATAATGCCCTTTAATGTCACTACCGTCACAGTGCCATCCATAAGCCTTTACTCTTTCCTCAACACCATCTATCCTCATCTTTTTACTTCCATCTAGGTAAGAATGGTATCTTTCGTCTAAATTAATCATTGTTTCTAGGCGGTGTGAGGAAATTCTAACATTAGTTAGGTCTAGTATCTATAAATTTTATATTGTCTTTAGACTTGCGTAATCATTCGTTACTTTTCATCTGATCCTCAACGTGATCTATCAGAGTAGAAACCTCATTTAGACAGTCAATTTTCATCATCATATCAGAGATATGCTTACTAATATAAGGTTTCTCACTCCTTGCTGCGAAGGCTAATGCTTCTCTTAATTTTTCTTGTGCTTCATTCAAAGCAGTTTCTACTTGTTCTGATAGTGCCATAATTAATTTTCAAGTTTGTTTAATTTTTCTTGTGCTTTAATTTTCTTTTTCATCATCTTAGCATAGTATATATCCTGTTCAGTGTACCAATCAGGATGTTTCTTTGCTTGTTTAAGAATCTTCTTTGCTGCTTTTTTGTCTGATAAGTTTGACATTATCCATTGCAATCTACGTCTGGATTAGTATTTATGCCTAATCTGACTGCATTGCTAACAAAGTTTCATAAGGAATCCATGCTGGTTCCTCATCCTTAAACTGTACTTGCACCTCAGTCACATGCCTTTGCAAGTACCTAGAATAACTTTCTCTTACCATTTTGACAGGGCTGAGAGGATTTTTCATTTGTTCCATAGCATCTTTGTTATGTAGCATTGTTTTCATTCATACCATATTCTATCACTATTTTTTTATAAGCGTTACCTTTACTATCTGTTACCTCATACTTTTCAATAGTACCACCAAGTAATGATGTTAGTGTTACTATCTCTTCTACAATCATTGCTTCATCTTGAATCATTTCGTTTTCCTCTTTGGTACGTCTAGTGTCCATGCTGTTGATTCTAACTTAACCATCTCAAAATTTTTCTTAAACTCTTTCTCTCTTTCTTTCTTTTCCTTCTCCATTGTCAACTCAATCGTTTCAATAGTTCTCTCACCATAATGAGTTTCTTTTATACCCAAGTAATCTAAAACAGCATCATCAACCATGCTGTAAAGAGTATCCCAAGTTAAAGTATCTCTTAATCCAGTTGCAATACGATCAATGTCACCACCATCTAAGTACTCACCTTTAGATACTTTATCTGAATAGTCATCATATTGAGAAATAAGTTTTGCTCTGATCTCTACCAATTCATTAAGATTGATATTAATTGTCACATCATCGTAAATTGCCATTGCAAAATCATAGTTGTATGGCCAATATAAAACCCCCTGACTTATTTGTCAAGGGGGTATTTACTACTTAATTAAGGTGGATGTGAATGTTTTAGCATTAGACTAGAACCTCCTTACAGATTCGTTTACAGACTGATTGACTTTCATCACACTCGATTAAACACTGATAGTAATCTGAAATTAAATCATTATCGGGATCGAAGTTGTGTTCTCCTGCTAATTGATTATATGATATTAAGTTGTGCATTAATCGTCTCCATAGATTTACATATAATATAAAACAGTTTTAATGCAATTTACCTCTCCTTTTAGGATGTGTACCTTTCGGTGACTAATATTATTTATAACATAAATGTCCTGGTTTAGCAACTTTATGTAATAAAAATTTATACCTAATCTTTCCTCTCAGATCTATAATAATCACCCAAAGCCCCACTCATTAATGTTTCACTAATCTCACCATTAGGTGTGGTAATTGTAGGTTCTATATGATTATTCTTTTTACCAAATGCCAATTTTGATTTATGAGGATTCTCCATTCCTTTAACCATATCAACTACCTCATCTCTGATGGCAAGCAACTCATCCTTACATCCTTGATTAAAAGCACATCCTCGTAACCTATCATCAGGCTTTAGTAGTGATTCTAATAATAGAGTTCTACCACATTCCCACTTTTCTAAATTAGTCATTTAATTACCTCCCAGTTGTCGTCACCGAACTCAAACATCTCAAAAGAATATCTACTTGAAATAGAGTCCAAGACAACCTTGCCATGATCTCTTTTAATTACACGACATGAATGTAGACGATCCATATCATTATCAAATATATCTCTTGCAGTCGCAGATTTTGGTTTGACGCAAAGAAACTCAGTTTTCATAGTAAGTTAGAGATAATAATATTTGATACACGAACACCCCAATTCATAAGAACCATGAATGAGGCAATGAAAACTAATTTTTCAGATCCAGTTAACTGCATAAAATAAAATAATTTCTTAAATTATAGCACAGGAACGATACACGAACCAAATGCTAGTCCAGTTTGAATATCGTCACTCACTAACTACTGTTGCTCCCACAAATCCACCATTACTTCCATCATAATTTGTGGCTTGTGCATCAGCAGTTGATTTACTTGAATAAACCTTTCTATCTGCATAGGTTTGTGTCCACTCATTACCTTCCTTATAGTAGACATCACCCGATCCTATCGCAACTGGTTTTTTAATATGAAAAGGCATTGTTCTGTTTTTAGATATTTAGATAGTTTATGAAGAAGGTTTCTTCCTACATAAAGGTTTAGTATTAATAGTTGATATATTAAAACTACCTCTATATTTTCCAGTTCTTAAAAGTCTTACATTACTAATTTTACCAACAAATCTTCCTGTACTACTATTCTTTGCCCCAATTCTAAATCTAGGTCTACTACTATTAAAATTACCTACAGTGGAAGTAAATGACTGTGAATTTTCGTGAGTACCATTAATAAACATTTTAACATTATTACTCGCATTTCTATATCTACTTATTGCTATATGATGCCAACTACCATCAGCAATACTTGATGTAGACTTAACATTACTACTACCATCTAATACCATAGCCAATTTTCCAGTACTTGGATCTATCATTAATTGAAGGTTTCCAGATGAGTTACCAGTTGGACCATCCCATGTAAATATTCTACGATCTATACCACCATCCGCAGCTGTAGTACTAGTCTTAACCCACATCTCAAGAGTAAAGTCACCTTGGATACCAATACCATTAGAAGCAGAAGATTGAATATAGGCAGAAGAAGCAGGGCTATAATCAATATATCCATCAGAGAATTCTGCTGACCAATATCCTGGTTTTAATGCCTCATCACCAGCATCAAATGGACTATCATCAGAACCAGTTGGTTTAGTTGTTCCATGACGTACACCCATTATTGGACACCAATGTGGACTGTTATTTGCATTGTTGTGAAGTCTTGAATTAACATAACCATAAGATCTCTGAATAGACGCATCATAATCCATACAACCAAAGAAAAATCCAGAATCACCTTCATACGGGTGATAAGGATGGTCATTTATATGTGTCATAACTTTAGCACCCTTAGCAAAGAAATATCCATTCATTTGATACCCTCTCGCTGCTCCAACATTTTGATCAGGTCTGTCATATATTCCTGGACCTACCTCTGCCAATTCTGGATGGTATCTATCATTTAAAAACAACCATTGTGTTCCACTTACATTTGTTAAACGGGAAGTTGGTGGAGTAAAGTTTGAAGTATAAACTTGATTATTTGTTACACGCAACTCAGACATTGCCCCATGAAAAGATGAAACATAATGTCCACCTCCATATGCCCAACCACCTATAATAGGTCTATAGTCTGAAATTTGCCAGATATAACTATTATTTGATCCACTCCAACTTATAGAAGTTGATCCATTCTGTAAGGTTTGAGCAACACCATTTACATAGAATTTATGATTACCACTACCATCTCTAGTATGAACAACATGAGTCCATTTATCTGCTGGTATACAATTATCTACAACCAGTTGATCAGCACCACCATCGTGATAGGTCAACTTATAATTTTCTGGATATTCATCAGTACCATAAGGTTTTACAGTACCAGCTTTTAAATTCAATTCACCATATTCATCACCATCACCTAAAAATGGTCTTCCACCTATAATACCCATACCATAAGAACCACTAAATGTTGCAGTATTATCATTTAATTTGAAAGGTTTAATCCACACTTCATAAGTAAAAGCACCAGTTTGAGTTGATGGTTGAATACCATTCATATTGGATCTGGCAATCATACCATTCCAATTTACAGCACTACTACTCCAACCTGATGCTTCAGAAGATGATAGGTTGTGTTTTTGACCACCAATAAACAATGTGCTTCCTGTTACTGAATCTCCAGTACTACTTGGGAAAGTTCTTGCAGTTTCTCCTTTCTTAGCCCAAATAATTCTTACTGCACCATGAGGGGCAAATGTACCACCACCACCTCCACCAAAACAACTCATAGCTTCATTAGAAGCATTACTTCTACCATGTGCTCCATAAGATCCACCAAATCCTATGTAAGTCGATCTAGTATATCTTGATTCTGGTCCACTTGGTCCTTGACCATATAAATCTACTCCACCACCAGAGGCTTGGTTTCCTCCACCACCTGCACCACCAGATCCAGCATATCCTGGACCACTCGCATAACTACTTTGACCACGACCACCATTACCACCATATCCACCAGCTCCACCGCCGCCACCTTGAGCAGGGTTGTAGTTACCACCTCTTCCACCAGTTCCACCACCATCATAAGACCCACTTGGAGATCCACCAGTTCCACCAGATCCACCAGATCCAGATCCACCATTACCACCACCAGCCGTAGTGGTTCCACCCCATCCACCAAAAGAAGATGATCCACCAGATCCACCAGCTCCACCACCAGTTCCTTTAGCACCACCCTTTCCAACAGTGACAGTATAAGTTGTACCTGGTGTTACTGAAATATTATTTTTATATGCAAGACCACCTCCACCACCACCGTCAGCATCTTGTGGAGAAGCAGAACCCTGCCCTCCTCCAGCACCAATACAAACTACAGATATAGTCTCAACTCCTGGTGGGCATATCCAATCCCAAGTACCAGGCATCATAAAAAGAGAATCTCCTTC